CAGGTGAAGTTGAAGTTAAAGTGATGCAAGAAATGTTTGAAGCAAGTGTTGACGGCGAACCGTATGATCCGGATCGTTGGAGCAACTACTTCCGTCCAGCAGGCATGACAGCTCGTACAGGTGATCCGACTCAAGCAGCAAGCAAAGGCGCAACTGCTACGAGTCAGAGTGCTCCAGCATCGAGCAAAACGGATGACGACGACGTCCCTTTTAAGTCAAATGAGGCGGTTGCACAGGAATCTGCTCCTGCTCCTCAATCGGCAGAAGAGAAGTCAGAAGCACCAGCAGCAAGTGGCGGTGCACAGGACATTCTTGCTATGATTCGTTCTCGTCAGAGTCAATAATCATTCAATACCCCTAGCAATAAACTAGGGGTATTCTTTGCTTTTTAGAATAGGAAATATAAATGGTAACTAAATCGTTTGATCCAACGAAGTTTCGAAACTCGTTGACTAAATCAATTAAAGGTATGAGTGCTGGTTTTAATGATCCTCAAGACTGGATTTCAACAGGAAACTACGCACTCAACTATCTACTTAGTGGTGACTTTTATAAAGGTATTCCGTTAGGTAAAGTGTCAGTTTTTGCTGGCGAATCTGGTGCAGGTAAATCGTATATTGTAAGCGGTAACATTGTAAAGTCAGCACAAGAACAAGGTATCTTTGTTGTACTGATTGACTCAGAAAACGCACTCGACGAATCCTGGCTTCACGCACTAGGTGTTGATACATCAGAAGATAAGATCCTTAAACTTAATATGGCAATGATTGACGACGTTGCTAAAACTATATCAACATTTATGGATGATTATCGTGCCATGGACGAAGCTGATCGTCCGAAGGTTCTGTTTGTAGTAGACTCACTTGGTATGCTTATGAGCCCTACTGAAGTTAATCAGTTCGAAGCAGGTGATATGAAAGGTGACATGGGTCGTAAGGCCAAGGCACTGAAAGCACTTGTAACTAACTGTGTTAATATGTTTGGTTCGTATAATGTAGGTATGTGTGTTACTAACCACACTTATGCATCGCAAGATATGTTTGATCCAGATGATAAAATTTCAGGCGGTTCGGGTTTTGTGTATGCTTCGAGTATGGTTGTAGCAATGAAAAAGCTAAAACTGAAAGAAGACGGGAACGGTGTAAAAACTGCTCAAGTACACGGTATTAGAGCAAAGTGTAAAGTAATGAAAACACGCTATGCTAAACCTTTTGAAGATGTTGAAGTGCGTATTCCGTATGAAACAGGTATGGATCCGTATTCTGGACTGTTGGATCTTTTTGAAAAGAAAGGTTTAATTGAAAAGAGTGGCAATAGACTCAAGTATATCTCGTCAGCAGGCGAAGAAATTCTTGAATATCGTAAAAATTGGACAGGCGAACTCCTTAATGTAGTTATGAATGATTTCCACAAAAAAGAAGAACAAGTGGTAAATATCGAAGAAGCTGACGAAGAAGCAGCCGAAGAATAACTACTATGAGGGGTAAATCAATGAACGAAGAACAAATTGCTGAGATCTGGTCTCTATTTAAAGAATATCTAGATAAAAAACAGATTGATATTATAGCAGAAAAATATGTAGACCTACTAGCAGACTATGGCATTCCAGATGACGTATTTAAAGATTCTCTTGGTACTGATTCCGTGCTAGACGAAGCAATAGGTTATTATCTAGAAATTGATGCTGATGTGTTTATTGATGATGATTACGACGATTGGGAGGAATAATGGGCTGGTATAGCAAAATCAGTAGAGATATCTCTGAAATTACTAATGCTATTGATTACTTTGAAAACGAGTTATTGAATGCAAAACAGGAAGTAAAACTCAAAGGAAATCTCGAACGTGCTGCTGCTGAAATGCCTGGTATTATCGAACATCGTTTTAACCAACTTCAAGAAATAGAGGCCATTCTTGAATATTTAAATATAGAGCTGCGTAGATTGCGCAGCTCTTATTTTAAACAATACCTTGAAAATTATCAACGTGCCTTGTCAAGTCGTGATGTTGATAAGTATGTTGACGGCGAAGCAGATATAGTAGATTATGAAAAAGTAATCAATGAATTTGCGCTCATGCGAAACAAATGGCTCGGAATTCTGAAGGCATTGGATTCTAAAGGATTTTCCATCAATAACATAATTAAATTAAGATCTGCCGGTATAGAAGATGCAACTTTATGATAGAATACGATCAAGTACAAAACTTTTATATATTAAAAGGTGACAAAAGTATTCAAAGAGGAATGAAAAACGAAGGTATTAGAACTATTACCCTGTATCAACGAGTACACTTGTCGAATGCTATAAAATTCTGTAAAAACAGAAGAACCGCAGTCGACGTAGGTGCTCACTACGGTATAATGAGTTATAATATTGCTCAATTGTTTAAATCAGTACACGCTTTTGAAGTAAGGCCCGATGTGTACAGTTGTCTAGATAAGAATGTAGAAAACCTCAGTATGAGAAATGTTATAACATATCCCTACGGTTTAGGATTCGAAACTAAACGTGTAGGGTTAAACATTAAACCTACAAAAACATTTTCTACTTATGTTAATGAAAATGGAAATGAAACAGAAGTTCGTCCGTTAGATGAATTAAATTTACAAGAAGTTGACTTTATTAAAATGGATGCCGAAGGCTATGAACCGTTAGTAGTACAGGGTGCAATGGATACTATTAAACGCTGTAAGCCTGTAATAATGTATGAATGCAAAGGACATGAAGAGCGTTTCGGCTATAAACAAAATTCAGTCTTAGAAATACTAAAGTCTTTGGGATATAGAACACTAGGTAGATTAGATAGAAAAAATGCTGTGATTGGAATAAGATGAAAAAAGTTTACGATTACTGGATGCCAGAAACTGATAATCATTTTGAAAGATTAATTGCTAAAAGAATAAAGAACGGTGGTCCGCCGCAATATCAAGATGATGTTAGAAATGCAGCTTATCGATATGTTAAAGATTTTAACATTGTAGTCGATGTAGGTGCAAATGTAGGATTATGGGCAAAGCCATTAACTAAAGTATTTAATCATGTTATTGCTTTTGAACCTTTGGAACAAGTGAATAGTTGTTTAGAAAAAAACACAAAAGGATTGAATATAGAGATTTATAAACATGCATTAGGTAGTGTAAATGACACTGTTGAAATGATTTATGACTGCGAAAATACCGGCGGCAGCTTTGTTAACAAAATAGGTTCTGGAAATATTGTAATTAAAAGAATGGATGATTTAGATCTTCCAAAATTTGAATTACTTAAAATTGATTGTGAAAGACATGAACTAGAAGTACTTAAAGGTGCAACCGAAACTATATTAAAATATAAGCCTATCATTGTTTGTGAACAACAGGCAGATACTGATTATGATGCTGGAAAATATCTAAAGTCTTTGGGTGCTATAGAATTAACTAATGTTCGAAAAGATTATATATTTGGTTGGTAAATTTCACTTTCGCAACTTTTTATAAAACAATATCGATAATTATTGTTAAACTAGAAAAGGAAGGGTTAAGTGACTAATAAGGTAGTTCTTGTTACTGGAGGTTTTGACCCAGTTCACTCAGGACATATAGAACTTTTTAAAGCAGCTCGAAAACTTGGAGATAAGTTAGTAGTCGGTGTAAACTCAGATGAATGGCTTACTAATAAAAAAGGTCAACCGTTTATGCCATTTAACGAACGTGCTAATATTATTCAACATCTTGATATAGTTGATCAAGTTATAGGGTTCAACGACTCGGACGGCACAGCGTGTCATGCTATATTTCAAATGCTATCAACTTATGGTCCGAAAACTACTATAGTATTTGCCAATGGCGGAGATAGAGGTAATTCTAATACTCCAGAATACGATATGTATAAAAATACCTATGGTGTAGAATTCGCTTGGGGTGTAGGCGGGACAGATAAGAAGAATTCGTCAAGTTGGATATTAGAAGAATGGAAAGTACCTAAGACTGTTCGTAAATGGGGATGGTATAGAGTACTTGATGAAAAGCTAGGTTATAAAATCAAAGAACTGGTAATTGAACCGGGTAAGAGTTTATCAGATCAAAAA